GGGATCGATTGGACCGTATCGACGTTTGTCTGAGTAGTGGTCTGTTGGACCGTTTGTTCTTCAGCCATGTCGGCTCCTGTTTATCTCGATTTGCTGGACTAGTTAGACGCGACACGGTTATCGACGGGTCCAATCTTGATGCGGACTTGACGTCCAACATCTCTGTTTGTTCCTTCGTAGTCCCGCGACCCCATAATGAATGCGAGGTTGTGTAGTTTATCAAATAGAGTTCTGTCGGACCCCATTGTTGATGAAAGTGCGTCTGCAACACCTAGACCGCCAAATTTCTTGTCGTAGGCCTCTGCGTTGTATACTTTACCTTTGCCACTGGAGTTAGTGTCTGAGTAGTCCACAAAGACATTAAAATCGTACTGATCGATTAAATAATAATCGCCGTCTATAACTTTGATCATAGACTCTCCAAACGACTTTTGCAGACGCTCGACCGCACTTAGTCCTGACATGTCAGAAAGTGTCGGTGAGTTTTCCCCACGCACGTCAACAGAGCCAGCACCTTTGTAATCACTATAGTTGATCTTACCAGTGCCGTGCTTTTTGACAAAATCTTGCAACACACCCATTTCGTCATCTGCAAGATAACTCTCGTTGATCGTAATGACATTCTTTTTGAAAAAGTCGGGCTGCACAATGTCACCAATAAGCAATCTTCCTGGGGTCGAGAATGCAAGCCCACCCATCGTGTTGATTTTCTTAGCAAGATCAATAGTACCTTCCGCGATACCTTTGACACCTTTGTACGCAGCGATTGTCGCCAATGCGACACCACCCGCTACGACCGTCGCGCCGGTTACAGCAACGTCAATCGCTTCACCAACAAACGATCCAATGACTGCACCGGCCCTATTAAAGACCGTATCGTCTTCGATATATGCGTCCATCAGTGTTCCTTCAGAATCGTAGATGTCACCAGACGTACTGATGGTGATCTCAAAGTCTTCTTCAGCGGTGTCGGTGATGGTGCCAAATGTGTATTGCGATTTGTCTAGGACTTTACGGTTACGCTGGAGGACCGATTGTATTTCGTCAATTCGGGTTTGGTTTTCAGTAGCCGCTGCGTTTTTCCTATCAATTTCCGCTTGCACTGGGTCTTCCGTTTTGACTTCAGACTCTCCAGTAAGATCGGGGGTTGTGTCGGGTTGTGGTGTGTCTGGTGCTGGAGTCTTGTCGCGACTTTCAGTGTGCAAGAAGGTCGATAGATTACCGTCTGTACCAATCACGATCTCATCGCCCTCGACCAGTTCACCGGAGTCTCTCGCAGCGATGTAATCACGGGTGTTGTCAAAGAACATTGCGCTGTCCGTATCGACGTCAAGTTCTGTCAGCTTGTCACTCATTGATCCACTGATCTGCTTGAGTGCGTCGTTCATCTCTGCAGACAATCGCATAGCGTCTGTGTTGCCCAGCGACGTCACGGTAATCTCATCGTCTCCGTCAGGTACGACAACAGGCACGATGTCGTTGTCTACAGCCGTGTCCATAGGTGTTGGCTTTTCGACACCCAGCGCAACTTCTAGTTCACTTACGAGTGCTTCCGTTCCGACACTGTCGGGCCTCATTTGTGGTCGTAACGATCTGGTGAGACCACCAGCCGACGCCGGTACGGGCATATCGTCAGGTCTCATGCGTGGGCGTAACGAACTCTGCAAGCCATTGTCTGGTTTTGCCGTTGGTCTCAGCCGTGGGCGTAATGATCGCTTGAGGCCCCCACCTTCGACCTTTGCGCCCTGATTGGGTCTCAGTTGTGGGCGAAGAGAGGTCTCTGGCGCAGTGACTTTACGTGGCACAGGCATCCCCATGTGGTCTGCCATCGCCGCTGATAGTTCTGGATTACCGGTCTCTAGGAGTGCCCCTACACTATAGTTACCGAAATGCATTGCTTCTTGTTTCCGACGCATTGCCAACGCTTTGTTTTTCGATCCGTTAGACTTGTCGCGTATCTCAAGGATCGCCTTTTTGACATCACCGTTCTTTATGTGTTTCACTAAGTTCGGTCCGAGTAACGCAGGGTTATGCATCACCAATGACGTGAGAGTCATACGCTGTGGTCCGCGCAGTGGCGCACCGTCTGTCAACTCAGAGATCAGCTTGTCTGCTTGTGACACTTGTGCTTCATAAAGAGCGCGGCTTTCGCGACTACTGACGCCTTCCGTGCCGTCCATAAGTGCTTGCATCTGCTTGGGGGTCTTTCCGAGTACACCCGCTGCCAGCGCAAAGTTCTCAGCGTTGTCCAGATTGAACTCAAAACCGATGACATTACGACCAATCGCGTCTTTTTGCACGTTCTGCGAGAACACGCGGTGACCTGTAATGAAATCAAAACGCTGACGATTGTAGTCACCAGCTTCTACGTCGAATGCTGATGGTCCAATCTTTGAGTACACCTCGTTGTCCAGCATCTCACTGTATTCGGCGTTTGGTAGGTCCAGCATTGTGTCCTCGACCGTCACACCAATCGTCGGGCTTACGAACCCACCGTCGCGATACGCACCCCGATACAGTTCGTTCTTTAGACGGTTGTGTTCGGTAGGGTCTCCGACGTCATTGAGTGTGTTTTCGTCAACAGGATTTTCGGTGAGATAGTTGTCTATGGTGTCCATTTGAATTTCCTATCGAACTAAGTAAAACGGCTTGGGGCCACCGCCACCATAGCGTGTGGGCTGATACTCACGCGGAGTAAGAGCGAGACGCTCAATGTCTGCCTGAGTCAGTTTAGGTGTTCCAATCAGTCTCGGCGTGACAATCAATTCGTACTCACCAATCGCCCCATTTTGACCGGTATAGATCGGCTCTAGACGAATCCCTGGTCCAAAGATTGCCACGGCGGCTGCGCGGTCTACTGCAAGATCGCCTGTGAAAGTCTGGCTGTATTCCCAATTCGCTGAGTTAGACAAAAAGCCCCGCTCTTTGCCGCTGGGATGATACCGGCTGTCAACTTGTATTGCTTGACCGACTTGAAGTGATACAGGCATTCCATTTTGGTTAACCACGATCTGTGCGTTATCTCCAAGTCGTGGTATGGGTTTTGCTGTAAGTGTGCCTTCAGTGAAGATCGAAAACGCACCATTTTCAATGTTCGATATGTCATTCTCTAAGGTCGCGACGGTGTCTTCGACTTCGCCGGTAGCCGTGTTGAGAACCTCTTTGCCTAGCACGATACCACCAGCCGTGTTGGTTGCTTGCCGTCCAGACTTCACGATGCCATTTTGAACCCACATTTGATTTGACACAGCGTTGAATGCCGCTTGTTGGACATCCTCAGTGGAGTACTCACGATCTTGCGACATCTGATAGGCCACGTACACTTTACCAGCCGACCTCAGTTTACGTTGAGTCTCAATGTCAATCCCACTGATTGATGACGCTAAACCTGTAAATCGCCACTCATTTAAAAGCTGACGCTGTATCATCGCGCCCATTGCGTCTTCGTTAAATAACTCAGTGACGGTTTGCTCACGTTCACGTTCATTAGCGGCATCAGGCACTAGGATTTCTCCCATGCCTTTGCCGTCTAGTTGCTGCATTGCTTCAATAAAACCTGGATTAAAGGTCTTGGCAGCGGCAGCTTGTGGGGATGCGCCATTCTGTAGTTCAATAAACGCCGCCTCTGCGCCGAGTTTTGCAGCAAAGTCGTTCTTTGGTAACAGTGAGGCAAGACTTGCGCCGGTCGGATCGGCAATCATCAAGGCTTCCAATGCGTATGATTGCTGTGCTGGATCGCCCGACGTCAGGTGTGACGCAAACTTCTGTTGTACATTCTTAGGGAAATTACCCGCGCCGAAAGTCTGAACGTGATTTTTTAAGAACGCCCCAGCCTTTACTGACGCGCCATCGACACCCATTGGGGCATTACGATTAAGCCAATCTAGCGATGCTGATTTGTTTTCAGATGGATCATAGGAGGGTGCGGGGGGCAATCCATTAGCCACGTTGTTCATTGCGACCTGATTGAAATGGTATTCAGCAAGCTTTGAGCGTTCTGTGTTCAGCCCTTTTTTGAACGCAGCGATCTGCGTCATGGAAATCCCTGGAGTATTCTGCATCTTCGCGACAGTTGCAGACCCTCTGTTTCCAATCAGTGCTAGCTTTGCGTATTCGTCCTGAGTGTTTGTCAACGTGGTGTTGAAGTCAGAAGACATCTGAGAGAACGCCTGTTGTCCTGCCATCGTCGTATTGCGTTGCACAGCGTCCATGAGCGAGGTCTCTGCTTTCGCGGACATGATGGGGAACTTCTGAGCAATTGACGGCATTGTTGGTGCAGACGGGTCCATTGGGTCTTGGGCTTGATAGTTCATATGAGCAATGAATGAAGCGACCCCTTTCTGGGACATACGTCCGGTCATCGCGGCGTTGACCATGATCCCCAAGTTTCTGGCTTGAAGTTGACCGGTCGTTTCACCAGCCCGTGATGTGCCGCCTTGGAGTATCGAATTGAACGCCGCTGCCGTGATCTCAGGCTGTGCCATCTTGTTGTAGATCGACCGGCGATACTCTAGATCAGACGCTGCTTTCTGACGTCTTACAGTTTCTTGCGCGGCGGTGACCCGTTGGGTCTCGTAGTTGCTGGCCCAAGCAGTCTGCATAGACATGTCTACTGTGGGATCACCAGTGCCGTCTTGGTAATTGTCTTGCCAATACTGCGAGGCATTTGCTTCGAAAGTCGATGGCGCACGTTGGGCTTGCGCGAGGGCAAAGTCGCTGTACATCCGTGACCCAATGTTGGAACCAAGTGAAGACTTAAAGGTGTCCACAAAGTGTCGGTTGCCTTGCTGTTCGACACTTGTTGTTTTCAACGCTTCGCCTACGTCGCGAGACTTTGGGTTCTCCATGTAGTAGTCAGTCGCGGAGACAGTCGCTTGTTTCTTCATGTCAACGGCGTATTCTTCCGCTTCGATCATGTCGTTTTCGTGCTTGGTTTGCTGAAAACCGCTAATAGAGTTCTGAACGCTGCCAAAGAACTGATTAAAAGCATTCGTAAGATCACCACGAAACGGGTCTAGCCCAGCACCTTCG